TCCGGAGCAGCCGCCGGCCGCCGAGATGACGGAGGAGGAGAAGGCCGAGGCGATCCGGCTCGAGAAGGAGGAGGCCGAATCCTTCGCGGCGGAACAGCAGCGCCTCGCCGACGAGGCCGAGCAGGCGCGCACCACGGGGCGCGGAGGTCGACGCGGCACGAACAACCGGGGCTGAGCGAGGAAGGCACGAGCCGAAAAGAGGTTGATGGATGGCGACGTTTTGGACTGACGATCTCGGAGTTCGCTGGCGCGTTTCCCAGTCGATTGGGAGACTGAGGATGAAGATCCTTTCCCACTGGATGCTGCGCGAGTTCGTCATCAGGCGCGACGGAGGGAAATGCCGAGGTTGTGGATCAGCGGACAACCTGATCGCAGACCACATCGTGTCGCGCCGCAACGGCGGTTCTCACCATCCAGACAATATGCAGTGCCTGTGCCAGTCATGCAATTCTAGGAAGTCCGCAGTCGTCGACAGAAAAGGTCGCCAGGAGGTCGGACGCTGATGCGCGACTATGGAAAAATATTCACCTCCTTCTGGACAAGCCAAACGACACGCGCCCTGTCGGAAGATGGGAGGACGCTCGCCCTGTATCTCTTGAGCAGTCCGCATTCGAACATCATCGGCGTGTTCCGTGTTCCGGATGGCTATGTCGCGGAGGATCTTCAGTGGAGTTCCGAAAGGGTTTCGAAAGCCTTCGATAACCTGTCCCAAAATGGCTGGGCGACTAGGAACAAGGAGACCGGCTGGGTGGTGATCTGCCATTACCTAAAATGGAATCCGGTCGAGAATCCGAACCAAGTGAAGAGCGCGTTGAAGCAACTCGATGCGACACCTAATTCTGTTTCTGAAAAGTCATTGATTGCGCGCACTATCATGAGTTCCTGTGAACGCTTTCCGAAGAAGCTAATCCACGAAATTGCGAACCGTCTTAAAACCCTTTCCGAAACCCATGCCGAAACCCTTCCCAAAGGGTTTCCGAATCATCAGCAACAGCAGGATCAGGATCAGCAGCAAGATCAGGAGGAAGGCGGGGAGGCGTCGCGACGCGGAGGACGCATCGCGACCGGCGGTTCCCTTCCCCTCGATCTCAAATCGGAGGCGCCGGTCGAGAAGGTCGACGGGCACAGGATCCCGGCCGACGCCTCCCCGAGACTCCTCGCCATCATCGATGCGATGAAGCGTACGGAGTTCCTCGTACCGGGGAAGGGAAACCAGACCATCTGGCAGAACACGCGGCGGCCCGCCGAACTCGCCGAGAAGCTCGACGCGTCGTGCCCGTCCGTCGACGTCGCCGCGCTCATCGTCCGCCTCGCCGGCTGGTCCGTCGCGAACCCCAGCAGGGCGAAGCGGGACCTGGGGAAGTTCCTCTGGAACGCGGCGACGCACGAGCAGGACAAGCCGAAGACGGGCGGCGTGTCGCCGGAAGCGTATAGACACGGGACCGATCTGGCAGCTAAGGTGAGAGGCACCAGGAGGGGAGCGGATCGATGAGCGGAAGACATCCTGAGATCTCCGGAAGGGTCCCGCCGTACGACGCCACCGCGGAGAGGGCGTGCCTCGGCGCCGTCCTCCTCAACAACGGGGCGCTGCCCATCATCAGGTCCACCATCGTCGACGCCGCGGATTTCTACGTCGAGGCGCACCGCAAGATCTACGAGTCGATGGTGCGCCTCACCGGGGAGGGTACGGCGCTCGACCACGTCACCGTCGGGAACTGGCTGAACGATCACGGCGAGCTTGAGCGGATAGGCGGACCGATAGCCCTCGAGAATCTGACCGAGTCGGTTGCGACCGTCGCGAACGTGCAGCACTACGCGAGGATCGTCAGGGACCACGCCGCGGTGCGTCGGATGATCTACGCTGCGCAGCAGGTCGTCTCCGACGGGTTCGGCGGTGTCGAGGATGTGCCGGAGTACCTGGCCGGTGCGCGCAAGATGGTGACGGTGGCCTCGGCCGTCGGAGGGAACCGGTCGGGCCCCGTCCAGATCGGAGAGAATCTGGCCGAGGTCTTCAACCAACTCGAGTCTGGGAAGATGCCGGAGGGTCTCGTGCCGACCGGAGTGGAGCCCGTCGACGAACTGACCGGCGGACTGTGGCCCGGCCTCCTCCATGTCATCGGCGCGCGGCCGTCGATGGGGAAGTCGGCGCTCTGCCTGAACATCGTCACCAACTGCGCGTTGAGCGGTCGACCGGCCCTCTACATCCCGACCGAGGACGAGACGCAGTACATCCAGCTCCGAGAGCTTGCGCGGTTCGGCGATGTCGACCTGAACGATCTCATGCTGCGGACGGTGCACAAGGACGACTGGAGGAAGTTGGCCGCCGGCGGCGCGAAGATACGGGACCTGCCGCTGTGGGTCGACGACTCACCCGGCCTGTCGTCCGAGCGCATCGGGCAGATCGCGGCGCTCCACAAGCAGGTCCACGGCCTCGACCTGCTGGTCGTCGACCACCTCGGCGAGCTCCGCGACAAGGGGGAGACGCAGACCGCCGTGGTCGAGGCGGCGGCGCGCGGCCTCCGCGACATCGCGAAGGAGCTCAAAATCCCGGTGCTCCTCGCGGTCCAGCTCAACCGCGAGGTCGAGCGGCGGCCGGACAAGAGGCCGACCCTCCACGACCTGCGGCAGAGCGGATCAATCGAGCAGATCGCCAGGGTCGTGTGGTTCATGTACCGCCGCGGCTACTACGTGCAGGGGTGCGAGGACGACCCAGACACGCAGCTCATCGTAGGGAAGGCGACCCACGGGAAGACCGGCACGATCCGGTTGTGGTCGGACCTCTCGAGGATGTACATCAGGGGATGGAACCTCGAGACCGACGGCGTGTTCCCGGAGGACGGAGCCGGGAAGTACACGGCGCCGCCGAGGCGCGAGGGCGATCCGGTTCCGGAGGATCGTCAGCGGAGATTCTTTGAGGGAACGGGACCGGCGTCGCGCGCGGAGCGCGGCAAGCACTGGTCCGATGACTATTGAAAGGAGATGCGGATGACCACGAAGGCGAAGGGCTCAGGAAAGGCGAAGGGGGCGAAGGGCGCGGCGAAGCCGAAGGGCGGCGCGAAGAAGGGCGAGAAGCCGAAGAAGGCGGCGAAGTCGGGGAAGGTGAACCTGGCCGCGGTCCCGAAGGCCGTGGTGAAGGCGCCGGCGACTCCGGAGTTGCCGCCGGGGACGAAGGTCAAGGACATCGCCGGGCCCTCCGAAGAGGGACAGCGGGCCGGGGAAATTCCGGGGGCGAAGTCGAAGGGGGGGATCGATCCGGCGGGGCAGGTGATCTATAACCCGCCTCCGCGCCCGGGCTCCTCCGGAAACACGGCGAACACGTCCGAGACCCGGATCCTCGCGTGCCAGTGCGGGTCGACCCGGTTCGACGTCAAGAAGCGAACGAGGACGGCGATCTCCCTGGTCTGCTCGAAGTGCGGCCTCCGCGCGAGCGTGAAGGGGAACGTCGCGACGGTCCGCATCAGGCAGACCGAAATCACGTACGCGCTCGAGCACACGGTCGTGACCCCGGACGACTCGCCGCCGAACGATGGCGACGGAGATGACTCGGGCGGCAAGGTCGGAGACGGCGCCGGCGGACTCGGCGCCGAGTACACCACGCTGCGCTTCCGCGTCATGAAGGGCGACCAGCTCGACGTGATCGAACGCGCGATGGAGGCGGCGCGCGTGGCGAACTGCGCCGACGACAAGTTCAGGGAGCAGACCTGGCAGGGGCACACCCTCGAGTTCATCTGCGCCGACTTCCTGTCGGGCTGCACCCACGACGTTCTCCAGATCGTCGACGCGATGGACGCCGCCCAGGAGGACGCGCTGCGGATCGCGAATGTCGACGGCAAGGCCGAGCCGAACGCGCGCAAGCTGCGCGAGCTCCGCGCGAAGGTGCGCGACAAGCTCGCCGTCGAGAGCGGCCTGCTCCCCGTCGAGAAGCTGTCCGAGGACACGCGTCAGCTCGATCTTCCGGACGGGACGCAGGAGAACGACTCGGAAGACGAAGGCGACGACGACAAGGACGAGGGCGCCGAGGCCGAAGACGAGGCCGACACCGAGACCGACGCGGACGATGAGCGGGAGGAGCAGGAGGCGTCCGTGCCCGATGGCGGCCGGCTGGAGAAGGCCGTCAGGGCGACGCTGGAGGGCTACTACGGGGATGCGGTCTCGGCGAACGTCGAGA